GTCAAGGTGCTAAAGCGACCGACTTCCATAGTAATGTCCATATTCCGACGAATACGTTCCATCTTACGGGCAATAACAGCAGCTTCTGTTTCAGCCATATCGTTAGAACCATACGCACGTTTGCCTTGAATATCTTCTGGTTTAACAGCGTCAACAATAGGAAAATGGGCGATAGGGTAAGAACGAATCTTACGATTATCGTCCTTGTTAGCTTGAGGTTTAGCACCGCGATACTGGTCGCCAATCAAACCAAGGGTCTGTGCGTACTCTTCAAAGGTAACAGTGTTAGTACTCAGGAACTCTTCTGAGAACAAGTTGGAATCATTAAGCAACGTCCAGCTTGTAGGGATAATCTGAAGTTCTTGGGTGAAGTCAACCACTTCAAAAGCGTTAGTGTATGAGCGAATAATAGCCATTTTGTATTTTCCTTTTAACAGGCCGGTTATACCGGCCATTATTATTATTATTGATTAAGCAGCTTTGTTAAGCACTTGGATACCGTTGGCTTCAAGAGCAGCATAAACTACAGCTTTCTCAGCGTCCAGATCGTAAGATGCATCAAGCACAAGACCACCAACGCTAATACTAGCGGGGCCGCGTGTGAGAACCACAAGTTTAGTATCGGTAGTAGCAGCGATAGCTACAGCTTCCAGTACCAGAGCAGCAGCGACAGCAGAACCGTCCACAGCACTTTGTACAGCGATTTTGTATTTACCATCAGCAGTTACTTTACCAAGCAACGTACCGACCACGTAGGTCTTAGCAGCAGCTTCATTAACGGTCACGACTTCACGGCAATAGCCCAATTCGGGCTTGAATTCCATCTTGACGAGATTAGAGATACGCAGTGTATCAGTTGCGATTACAGGCATGTTATATTCCTTTTATTTAGTTTGTTTTGACTTAAGGATACGCGCAACTGCACTTTCCTTTTCTTTTGGCTCTTCGGAAGTACTAGCACCTTGCTCTTGGAACAATGCTGACTTCTCAATAAAACCCTGAGTAGTTTCAATATTGGTTTGCATCGAAGTAATAGCCGCGAGGAACGCAGCAAAATCATCCTCAGATTCAAGGGACAATGCAGCCTTCACGATAGGAGCGTGGAGCTTTTCATCCTTAACAACTGCCGTAAACTGTGCAGTCTTGGATTTTACGATTTGCTCTTGTTTTTCTTTCTGATGTACTTCAATAGCTTCCAGTGCCTTTTGCAGTTCAATCTTTTGCTCATCAAGAGCTTTCTGAAGATTAACCACTAGGGACTTTTCGACCATTTCAGTAGAATCTTCTACTTGTTTTGTCATGAGTTTTTCCTTTGACTTAGTTGACTTAGAGGTAGATACCTCAACTGATTTCTCAACGCTAGCGTGTGTCGAGTTATCTGACTCAGGGGTTTTCACCACTAATTCGGATTCTTTTTTATTCAATGCTTTCTCAATAAATGATTGATCAGTTAGCATTGAAAGATATTGTTTTTCATCCAGAGCAGCTAAAGTATTAACAATAGACTCTGATTCATTAAGAGACTTTAGAATTTCAAATGAATCTAATTTCTCTTGAATATAATTCTCATACCAATTGGAATCATATTCTTCTTCATCGTTTTCTTCAGGCACGTACCCTAGCATACGAGCAAGGACTTCTGCATCACTTCCATACAAGTGGAAGAACTTTTCAAGAAAATCCGGTACTGATAAAGTCACCCTGATTTGTTGCATTTTTTCAATAAACTCTTGACTAAAATTAGTATTTTTTAATGCAAGTTTATAATTGGCTCCACTAGCGCAGCCACCTTGCTCCTTGTGAACCAGTGCAATATGTGAAGTTTCACCAGAAAAATCAATATCTGTTAACTTTCTTTTTGCTTTACGTTGTGTTGTCATTTGTTCCCTTTAATAGTGCCCAACCTTGGCTTGTTGCTCGTGGTTCGGAATAAAACAATTTAGCTATATTTCTTATACTTAATGAATACTTAGTACATAAATCATGCCTTGATCCAATAAATATTTCACCTTCTTCGTTTATAAATGCATGTGTGGTTTTATCGTAGCGAGAGTTCTTATCCCCTGTCCGGTTTAAAGCACTCCTCCTAGCTCTTTCTTCAGGAATTTTCTTACCTTTTAAAGAATTTGAAATATTTCTACAAGTGGCTTCAGATCGTTTTTGACCTTTGTGTCCTGCTGCTGTTTTCTCAATTGACTCTTTAGAACGTTTTCTTCCCTTACCGCTTATTGACATTTTCAATAAACTTTCATCTGAAAATACAGGACTTTCTCCGCCAGATGTTAAATTTGTTAAAGGGTAGCCAAAGTAAGTAAACTCAAGTATTGTGTCTTTTTCAACAGCTAGAGCTTCTTTTTCACTTAAGTGATCGAAAACAATTTCCACAGTCACACCGTGCTTATTTTTAACATTATTCCAGTATTTGTTTCTGTTATAAAAATGCCAAGCTCTACCATCCTTACCTTTACCTACATAAAACACTTTATTATCACTAGTCCGTTTATGTAGATAGACATAAAATATATTTTTATCCATAATTCCTCATCAAGAATTGCATCTATAAGCAAAGGAAAACAATGATGAGTTGTCTTTCGGGTGCCCCCTATCCTTGCTGTAAAAATTAATCTTCAAGCTCCTCAGTGTTAGCCATTGCGCCAATACTTAAACCTGTAATCTCATCATTTTTAATCATCTGCCATACATCGTCATCATGAACTTGAAGGGTCATTAACCATGTACCTTTAGCAACAAACTGCTTATTTAGCTCTGCATCACAAGGCATGAGGTATGACTCAATTACTTCAAAAGAGTCTGTCATTGTTACGTGAAATAAATTAGGACGCATTGCTGATTTATTGAAAGACTCTTTAGCCAATCTCACGGTTTCAAGATCAACCTCGTCTGAGTGTAAATCTACTCCCGGCAGCATAGCTACATAGGTAACTTGCATTAGTTCTTCGTTAAGAGCCTTGACTACTGGCACGTTGTTTTGTTTGGACATACTTTCCTTATTCTAATTGTGTATCTATTTTACAACGGCAATGACATAATTATATCATGTGTTATTAATAAATACTAGTGAAATTGAATCTTTGGTTTATTTATGCTAGAGATTACGCAATATTTAACCTAAATGCGGGTAAAGTCACGGTTCCAGCAGTAGTACCCGGAAGATCAGTGGAAGTTAAAGTGACAGTTGCCATAGCCCACATTACTAACCTAATCTTTGTACCGACAGAGAAATACTCACTATCTGTAAAGACGACCTGCTCTGCATAATTGTTGATTAACTCGTGCGCTCTTGCTGAATATCTGTCAATAACCCAACCAGAACCAGTATTCTTCTCTATGTAAAAATACATAGTTTTATTACTAGCTGAAGGCAAAGCATTAAGTTGCATTGATAACGAATAACTTCCACTCTGTGTGAACTCAATCTCACCTGTGACTGAACTGTAGGTAAATCCATCGTTGTACTCAGTTACTTGTGGCTTGAACACAGTAGGAACTGTAGGAAGAACAGTGCTATCCAAATGAACTAAACGAAGGGATGGAAACCAGTTCTTCTTATCCACTCGAACTAAAAGTGAGCCTGTAGTTGAACTCTGTGTCAAAACAGTAGCTACCTCTACGTTGTAGTTCGGTTGTAGTACTGGTATATGCGTCAATTCTCCGGGCGTTGTACCTGATATATACAGAACAGTACCGGGAGGATAAGCTGAAGTATCAATCCCGTTAACATTTCCAGATACACAGATATAACCATAGTCATATGCTTCGATCATACCTGTGCAGATACCAATGGTGCTCTCAGTTTGAGTCTTGGAGCTAGATACTGTCAGACCAATTGTAGGCCAACCACCAATAGCTCCGTCGATATAACAAGCCTTTCCGTCAGGTACTGCTGTCGGATGATCGTTAAAGACACGAACCATTTGCTCTCGGCTTAATGATACTTTGACGTTCTCATCTTCGTTGTAATAAGCTAAACAATGGTCATTCTTGTCGTAGAATAGTAGCCCTTCTTTGTGCGAAGGATCATTAAGGTCAACCAAGAATTGAACCTTATCGTGAACTTGCCGTTCATTCACGTCAGTCAAGATGAGATTATCTAGGTTGAACTTACGTCCTGTGTCGTCGTTGTACTCGTAGTTGAGAGTACCGTCTGCTAGCTCTAGGTAGAACTCCTTGATTGTCTTTGGCATAGTTGGCATATTATTCCTGAATTTACTGGTTTAAAAGGCCATAGAACAGCCTAGGTTGCGTTTGTTTAACGTGAGGTATACCAATGTAGCCTACAGCCTTTTAAATTGACTGTAGGCCCGTGTAGGCCGTTCTAGCCAGTGTTCTCTACGTTGTTACTTGAAGTATCAGCACCACTAGGAGATAATGCTGTACCTTCACCTGCCGTAGCAAACCCAGCACCGCTTTTGGATGTATTTCCAGTAAGCAGTTCCTGTTGCGGTTCTAAGTCGAGTGGTAACGGGTCGATACCAACGGACTCACGTACAGCATTAAGAACCTCACGGTCAAGCTCAAGTAATCCAGTGCTGGAGTAGCGTTGGTACGCTTTTGATAGCTCTTCCAGATTTATGTCGTCTAGGTTATCA